TAGCGGCAAGCACGGCTGTTGCCGTTGCCCGAGCCTGCGATGTTCTGTGGGCACTGAGCGCATGTCGAGGCTTGCTTGTTCTTCACCCCTGCATCAGGCTTCTCACCATCGTTGGAAGTGCAGTCAGGCGGGGCAGCAGCGGCGTCTTTGTCGTAGGAGCCAGCGTAGAAAATACGGCTGACCTTAGGCGCGGCCTTGACAATGATGACGTCCAAGAAGCGTTCGTCAATGGCAGCAATCTCCTTGCCCCCAGACAGTAGACGGAACACACCGCCTTTGATCGAGACGCGCTTGATGCCGGCGCTGGTGTTCACACCACCGGCTAACGCCAAGGTAGTGGCTGAAAGGGCTGCGTTCTTAGCGAAGGCAGGGGCTTGGGATTTACTAAAGAGTGTGATGTTACTCATATGTTTCTCACTGGGTTGGTTTGCGAACGGAAATGTCGTACTCAGACGACGAGTTGAGACCGGGCGGTACTAGCCCCGGATTTTCTTCTAGGAACTGCGCCATGTTGGTCTGTGCGATACGCTTTTCCAACAACTCAATAGCTTCGTGGGCTATGACGAACTTTTTAAATTCGTCCCAGTCTTGGGTGGAATAGCGGGTCTTCACAGACAGCACAACGGTGCCCTCCAGAGTTCGTACAGACGTGACGCCTAGCGCCTTCATCTGGTCTTTCATGGCATTTTTGATCTCGTCTTGCTGGCCTTTGAGTAACTCCACCGCAGTGTCGTACTCTTGGGTCAACTCCGTGATCTTGCCACGCAGCTTGCGGTATACCTTGGCTAGCCTATCTAGCGGTATTGCTTCTTTATCCATTTGCTTCTCCTGTTATTTTGGTGTCTAAGGTTGGACAGTGTACATGGGTTCTGTTTCGTTTGTAAACTCCTTTTAAGATTTAATTTCAATATCAAACATCTGGGTAAGGAGTGAGTTATCACTCACTTTCCCCGCAAGGGCCGCAAACATTCGCTTCTCGATTGGGCTACCCTCTATGTGAATCACAGTAACTTTATCGGACGTTTGTCCTTTGCGGTCAGCACGGGCACAGCACTGGATGTATTGCTCCACGCTCATCAAGGGGCCGTAGAACACAACCGTGTCGGCGGCGGTCAAGGTGATGCCGTGAGCCGATGCAGCAGGCTGCATGACCAACACCCTTGGCTCGGCTTCGTTTTGGAATCTGGCGATGATCTGGCCCCTTTTGATGGGGGTTATGTCGCCGTGGATGCACTCGTTGGCGATGCCTTTTTTGGTTAGGTAAGTGCTGATAGTAGAGATGGTGCTACGGAACAGGGCAAAGATGATGACCTTGCGGTCTGTCTCGTCCAGTATCTCCTCCAGCACAGCCAAGCGGGGGGCTGAATCGAACTCCACAACCTCCTTGGCATCGGTGTACGCCGCCCCACAACTGATCTGCAAGAGCTTGGATACTCCAGCGGCGGCATTGACCGCCGTGATGGTTTCTCCTGCGGCTTGCACCAGCATGCGCTCTTTGAGCAAGTTGTAGTACTTCTTTTGCTGTGGGGTCATGGGCACCTCACGGGTCATGGTCAGTACAGGTGGGAGGTCAAGGCATTGCGCTTTGGTGTAGCGTATCGCTGGTTGCAGGGCCTCGTGCACCTTGTCCTTGGCGTCAGGTTTGGGCGCCCACTTGAACAGGGTTATCTTTTGCATTACCCGATCTCTCCATGCTGTGAAGAAACGGGGCACGCCATCAGGGTTGACCAGCTTGGCTAGGCCGTACGCATCCACAGGAGACTGTGAGGCCGGAGTGCCCGTCATCATCCACAGGTAGGTGTTGGGTGTCAGGATGGAGTTAAGCGCCTTCCATCTGCGTGTCGTTGGTGTCTTGTATGCGTTGGCTTCGTCAACAATCACAAGATCAAACCGACCATCGTTTTTTACCTCATCGGCAATCAGTGTAAGTCCCTCGTAGTTGGTGATAACGATCTCGTAGTTCCGCTGAATCATCTCGATGCGCCGACTAGCTTGCGCATGGTGGGCGATGACGGCAGATCGGTGAATGATGCTGTTGTTCAAGTCCCCCATCCATGCGCTGTGCATGATCGACAAGGGGCACAGGACGAGAACCCTGCGCACCTTACCCAACTTCATCAAGTAGTCAGCCGCCCACAACGCTGAGAGCGTCTTGCCTGTCCCCGGCTCGCTGAACACAAAGGCCCTGCGGTACATGGTAAGGAACGCAGAGGTCTCGATCTGATGCTCCATGGGCTTATACCGCCCCGGCCAGTCGTAGCGCCTAGTGATAGGCGATGGCACATTTTTAACGCCTAGATTACGCAAGACCCGCGCTTCATCAAGCCCCCAATACACAGCGATAGAAGACGAGCCATCTGCATGACTCTCAACTAACTTATGTTTGGGGATGATTGAATATTTGTGCGGGTTCCTTGTGCGTAAGACAAGTGCTCTGTCTTGTACTATTTCCATTGCTTCTCCAATTTATTTTCCGTTGTCGCTCTGATTGGCGCTCTTGCTGCGTAGGCGTGTGTTGCCCTTGGTTGACTTACCACCAGCACGCAGGGGCTTGATGTGGTCGATGTCTTTGTTTGCACGATCTACACCCTTCTTGTCGTACTCTCTACGAGCTTTCTGGCGCTCAATCTGATCGGCTGTCTCGCCCGTAACTTTTTGAAGTTTGTATGCGTGTTTGTAGTCACGCTTTCCATTTACTTGTGTCATCAAGTACTCCTAGTGTTTCTTGTTAAACTCACAGCCGGTGACTTGGCACCAGCCGCATAGCGGTGTTTGTGTGGGGTTCCACACTTCGTTTGCAAAGCAAGCATCAAGCCGCGCTACACGCTCACGGTACTTCCACCATATAGCCTCGGCTTGATCGCGTTGCATCTGCATCTTGACCATATCATTTTTGACAATGAACAGCAATGCAGAGTTGACCTTACGGATGTGCGGGAAGTGCGCGAACACCATCAAAGACATGAGCACCAACTGATCCCTGTCTGGGTACTTGTTGTTGCCTGTCTTCCAATCTCCCACCCATGCGGTCAGGTTGTCGTCGTCCACAATCAGTATGTCCGCGATGCCCCGCACCCACGCGTCTGGAGACTTCCATCCAGTAGGGGCAAGGTCTGCGGTAAGTGCCATCTCGTGCTCAGCCAGCTTGCGTCCGGGCTTTTGGAGTAGGGCGTCTACCACAGGCTTGAACTGTTCATACTCAGGCGGGATGGGTTTTCCGTCTTTGATATACAACTCAATAGCTTCGTGTACCTGTGTGCCGTACCTCGTTGCCTCGGTCTCTTGGAAGGGGTATTTCTTTAAGACCTTGACTTCGTGATAGCGGCGAGCACAGCCCTCAAAATCTTTGAGGCTGCTGTGTGACCACGTTAGTTTCTTCATGTTAGAACTTCGCTGTCTCTATGGCTTTGTTAAGCCGTGTTGCAAACGCCGATACGAACGGCTCGCTACGGTACAACGGACTGCCCATGTCATGCAGTATTGCGTGCGTCACTTCGTGCCAGAAAGTGTCGCTCACCTGCATCTTTGTGAACGGTCTATTTGTGTAAGTGCTGCGCTTGCCAATCCGAATGTTCTTCAGATCGTAGTGCACCTTGCCAGCGTAGCCCCTCTCCTTCATGGCTTCCACAACTTCAATGCTGTACCACTTAGTTCCGACTTTTATTTTTCTTGGTAAGTTCATTCTTCTCCTTAGGTTTTTGCTAATCCATATCTACGGTGTGCGCCACCGTCAGCGTTCAGTGGTACGCCGGGCATGTAGCTCGGCTCCATAGTCATCTGCGCTAAGACCCAAGTCTTAGCGTCATCCACCTCGGCATCTGGCACAACGGCGATTAACTCATCGTGCACCGTGCCTGCTATGAAGTATCTTTTGGATACCCGTAGCATTCCGTCAGTCATCACAATACGCGCTAGCGCTTGCGTGACATTGTTCGTCACCTTCCCAGCGTACAGCTTGGTTTTAGCCTCGCCGTAGACCCACTGGTTTCTACCCTCCTCGTCCTTCTCTCGTTTCAGATCGGGGTAGTGCAAGCACATGCCATTTGGTAATTCTATAGCACCCTTGCGAAATGTCAAACACTTATATTTGTATTCAACTCCCCTGAATAGCGCCGACTCAATCAGGGTTTCGCACATCTTCCAGAAGCCAACCACAGGGTACGCCGTGGCCCGGTAAATGTCAATGATGCGCTTGGATGCGATGGCGTGATACGCCAGTTCCTGAATGGTGCATGTGTGGGGAATGTCCCGCAGCTTGGCCTCGTTCTTCTGCCATGACAGGAACTCCACAGCCATCTTCTTATTGGCCCCTAGCTGACGGGCAAACGCCGCCTCATACCTTACGGGTGGTGCACCAAGAAACCCCGTTGTAAGCTGAGATGCGAAGGATGCCCAGCCAAGCCCGTAGCCGCACCCAAGCAAAGCTGACTTTGCAGATTGGCGAAGGTCTGGGTGCGTCTCTTTTGAGAGACCGGGGATGTTGAACATCTGCGCCCCGAACGCGGCGTAAGGATCACTTCCAGCCCTGAAGATGTTGAGCATGTCGTGGTAATCCGTAAGCCACGCAAGAACTCGCGGCTCAATCTGCGAGAGGTCGCCGACAACGAGTTGATAGCCTTCGGGAGCCATAATCGCTTCGCGTAGGAATGAGCGCTTTTCTCGTGTGGATCGCTTGAGGTTCTGCATGTTGATTGCCGAGCCTTTGCTTGCCGTCCAGCGGCCTGTCTGCGCCCCATAGTACGAGAGCGGGGCAGGGAGCGATCCGCGTTTACTGATGTCAAGGAACCGTTGGGCACGGGTTCGCTCGGTTGTAGACTTAACCCGAAGACGCGCCTCACAAAGTAGGGCAACGTCTTCACGTTGACCGTTGAGTAGCGCTTGAAATAGGGCATCGTTCTTAGCGAGCGCCAGCGTTTGTTTGCCTGTTGTTTTACTTGTCTTGACTGGCGCAACAACGCCGAGTTTTTTAAGTAGCGCAGCAAACTGAGGGTTCGATGCCAGCGCAGTTTCTTCCACGCCGAGCCTTTGTA